ACTCTCCAACACTTTCAAACTACCTGCTGTACTACCAACTGAAAAACCTTGATATTCTAAAGGTATTATACCAAAACTATTGTTCTGACCGCAAAAAGCAAATACTCTATCGTTTACATTGTTTACAACCTTTTCATATATAGCGTCAATCTTTTCCTCTGTTTTAGCGTTCATACTTCCTCCACCACCATTGTTAAAATAAGCCATTATAAACACCTCACTTTCACTGTTATATCTTTTTCTTGTGCTTCATACATTATTGTGATACTTCCATTTGTCACCACAGGCTCTTCAACAGGACTAACACCCCAGACAGTGTAAATATCTACAATAGAGTCTTCTTTAATACGCTCATCTGTAAGTGTTATAGAGGTCTCACCTGCTTTCAATTCACCGACAATGAAATTTAACATATCATTCTCTAAAGAGTTAATTTCACCCTCCAACACTTTCAGTTGACTCTCAATATTAGTAAGGTCAACCTTTTGTGTCTCAAGCTGTGCAATCTCATAGAAAAGACCTGTGTATGGGTCAACTTCATCTAACACTTTTGAAATCCACCAATCTGGTACATCAATCTCAACTATGTAGAGGTTGTCACCTACATTGTAAAGACCTTTGTTTGCTTCATCAGACAGGAATATCCTCATAGCTTCTGTAGTGTAGAAAACGTGTGCTTGATTTCTGCCTTTGGCAACTTTAAGTGCTGTGTCAACATTTTCGTTTGTTAAACTTAAAGAAACCTGCAAGTCATCAATTCCGTCTTGCAGGTTATCATATAAGTCTTTATTCATTACAGTAACATGGTCTGTAACTTCTCTCCTTGAATACATTATTGTTTACCTCCTTATACTAAACTAAGAGTTTAATGGAGGATAACTGCCTTTTCGCCATTTGCGTAGGTGATGGTGTCATAATTGTTGATACCATTAGTGAAAAACCCTCCATTAAGCACATTATACTCGCTGTTAGTAAATGCGTCTATAGGTTGCACTAAACTACCAGAAACTACCATACTGTGTTCAATGTGGTCTTCTACAATATCAGCAATACCATCATCATAGGTGGCTAAAATACTCTCACCCATTATTGCTTCACCAAGAAGAGCATTATATTCAATTTTCTTTCCTTTTGACCAAATACTAACATTCTCATTATAGACATTTTTCACACAATTTGTCAAGTATTCAGACAAAATAACTTTTTGCTCTTCCAGAACAGGAACAGGCTTAAATATATCAAAGAACTCATCTACCCTTACAAAGTAGTTGAGAATACGTTTATCATTGGTGTTAAAGTTGTCATTATTCAACACACCGATAAGTGGTGTAAACTCTATGTCAAGACCTGCTTTTTCATTAAGGATAAAGGTAACACTGTCTTTGTGTTGGTCAACCTCAATATAAACAGGAACTTCATTCAGCACAAGGTCTCCATTAAGGACTTTTTCTGGGTCATTTAAAGTGGAGTCTTCTGACTGAATTGCAAGGTGTTGTAATCCACCTACTTCATCTTTGGTCTCTATAATCAAGTCTTCTAACCACTCTCTTGTGATAAGTCTCAAGTCCTCATAGAACATATAGGAATACACTAAGGATTTCTTTGAGTAGAATGGTAAAAACTTTTCCAAAATTCTGTTGAACTGTTCAACTTCTGGGAAGTACTCACCAATGTTATAGTCCATTTCAAGTTTGACTTCAATGATAGGTGTAAATCCATCTTCATCAATAGTGGTGTTAGTGGTTACTTTAACACCAGACAGTGCAGAGGTAATAAACTCTACAACATCTAATGAGCCTTTCTTTGACCACGCTTCACCTAACTTTGGTAACAGGTATCTTAAGTAGTTCTCTGGAATACCATTAAACGTCTCAAAGCCAAACTGACGCAAGAGAATGGGTAGGACTTTGGAGTCCACCCTTTCTGCGTCAATTAAAGTAGTGATACCATTTATGTCAGTGATAGTAGGACTAAAACCTCCGTCTGCTAATGCTTCTAAGTATCTCTTGAGTGCATATTTCTGGCTTACGTCATCTTCCCTATATTTCGGTGGAAATCTGTTATACATTTTCAACCCAAAATCTTTGTCATTTAATGTATTTGCCATGACTCATCACTCCTTTCTTATAAGTATTCAGCAGTAATTGTTACAGTACCTAAGGTAAGCACATTTTCTTCTGCACTAGGTCTAATAATATCCTCTGTTGGTGTGTTGATACGGAATGACAAGATACCATCAAAGGTGTTCTTAATCTCATTCTCAATATCAGACTTTGTAAGTGTGTCTCCAAACTGTAACTCACCATAGTGGAATGTCACACCCTCTAAATAAGCTGTTGCATTTGCCACTAACTCATCTTTGTCATAGTCTGGGTCAACAAACATTTTAGCCGAAATATTTACAGGCTGTGGAACATAAGAATGTAACTCATGTGAGATACCTGCAATACATCTTGCACCAATGTATGACATTATGTCTGACACTAGCTTATCTGTCATGCTATAACCATTTCTAAGCATATAGAAGAGGTCAACATTTCTCGGATTATTCACCTCATCTTTTCTCATAGCTTTCACACACAGTAGGTCATAAAAGTTAATCCTTAAAAGGTCTTCATAGTCCTCAAAGGTGACTAATCGGTCTCTGGTTCGGAAACTTGCAGGTGCATTTTGTTTAATGCTGTCAAGACTCTCTTTCTCATGACCTAACACTGTTGCTTCAAGGTTAAATGTGGACTCCACATAAGCAATGCTTGTATCTAACTCTGTGATGATATTAGCACTTACATTACCCACTTCACCACCACCAATTCTGTAGTTGGCAACAATACCATTTGGATATGCTGTAGGAACTTTACCTTTCAGACCATTTCCAAACTCTACAGTACACACATTAAACTCATCAACGCTAGTCATGAACACCTTGCTTGTCTCATCATAGTCAAGGAAACTGTCAACTCTCTTCCAGAGTTCTTGACCTGTTCCCTCATTCACATAGAGTTCAATACTGTCAACTAACACTCCTGTGTAGTTTAACTTGAAAGACTGCAAAGGTGCACCAGATGAAGTTCCAATAACATCTTGGTACACACTAGACCCATGTTTAATTGTAGCTGTGTATAAGTACTTGCCATTCTTGTCTTGCTCATTACCAAGAGCACCACTTGGGATAATAAGGTCTTCCATGGTCTCAAAGTAAAGTGTAGCAAGGTCAGAAGAGTCTTTGGTCTTGACTACAGTTCCTTTAGGAATAACTGTTATCTCATCTCTAGGCTCACCTAAAACAAACACTTGCTCATACTCACTTGCTGTCTGATTATAAGGTGTGTAGCCTAAACACTTGGCAATAATAACTGCAAGACTTCTATCCTGTGTAGTAGGAAGAAGCACATCATTTGCAATTATATCTAAATACAACGAAAGAATATCCAGACCATTTGCGAGTGCTTCAAGTATTACAATACCTGCGTCAGTACCACTTGTGTCTGTATATTCTGGCATTTTCTCCTGCAACTTTTGTATAAGCAGTTCTCTAAATGCTTCATAATCCCTGCTTGTGTAATCAATATTAGCTGTTGGTTTTCTACTCATGACTCACTTCACCTACCTTTATTTTACTTGTGTAAAAAGTGTTGTACTTAATGATTTTGTATGAGATTAAAGCATATAAGTACTCTACTCCATTATCATCTACTTCGACTTCAAACTCTATGCCATCTTCTTCACATTCAATTCTTCGCTCCAATCTGTCAAGGTCAGAAACAATTCTGGTCTTTAACACCTGCTGTAAGGTCAAGTCATTTGGCTCAAAAAGAAGTGAAGTAACAGTGGTATAAATATCTGCTTCCATAGGTCTTTCTAAATAATTTGTGTTGAATATCTGTTGAATACTCTCCGCAATGTGGGTTGGGTCTGTTCTGCTTGTTGTTGACATTACACACCCACCACGATTACTTATACGGAAAGGATAACTGATACCTGTAAATCCACTCTGTGGCATAGGTCATTACCTCCTTTATTATACAGGCAGTCCTGTCTCGTCACCACCTGTTGTAACACCACTGTGCTTGTGTGATGTAAGAGAAACATTGTTTGCAACAACGCTTGTAGTACCAAGTACTGTAGAACCTTTGACTTGTGCTGTAGCTGTCACATTCTTAGCAGATACAGAAGCGTCAGCATTGATTGTACCTCCACCATTCTCACTTGCTGTAGCAGTAATATCTCCTGCTGAAACAGAATAAGCAGTGACTTTACCTTTAACTACAAGGTTTCCGTCAACTGTCACTTTGTTGTGCTCTATCTTTAAATCACACACTCCTGCTCCAACATTTATGTCTATTGTACCATCTTTCATTGTGATTGTACAGTCGGCATAACTAATAATTCTTACTTTGTCAACATCAGAATAGTTACCACCTAAAGGAGACATATTCTTCTGCCACCAACCACCAAAGTAAACAGGTCTATTAGCGTCACCTGCAATGAATTGAACCCACACTGTCTCATCTTTAGCAGGAATACAAAAATCACCACCATTATCATAGGCAACAGGAACTACAGGGTCACACCATGCACTCTCCGTACTTCCTCCTAAAACTTCTGGACATTTAATTTTTATTCTTCCACGCTTCTCTGGGTCATTGATATTTGTAACAACACCTTGATACATACCATAATATTTATTTTCTGCCATAACTATACCTCCTAAGGAATGATAAATACTTGACCCGGATAAATCAAGTTAGGGTTAGCAATCTTTCCTGTGTTTGCGTCAACAATCTTAGTGTACATAGAACCACTTCCATAAAATCTCTTAGCAATATTCCAGAGACAATCACCCTTAACAACAGTGTATGTTCTCTGTGCTGTACTTGCTTGAGGTGAAGAAGCAACTTTCTTCTCCACAGCAGGTTTCTGGGTAGTAGAAGAGGTAACTTTAAGAGATTTACCAAAGTCTGTTCTGATAAGCACTGCACTATGAGAATAACCATTACTACTAATTTGTCTTGTCACTTCTTTTACATAATAATTACCACTTAAATACTTACCAAGACCCTCTAACTTTACAGTATCACCTGCTCTTAATTTTATGGTCTCTTCTGTAACAATGAAACTTAAAGTACCAGAGAGTGTGTTTAACTCAATGGTGTTATATTGTTTCTCTACTGAACCTGTACTACTGTCTTTGTCGGAAGTGGAAGAAGTGAGGTTATCACCATTACTACTATTTTGGCTACTTGGGGAAGTATCAGTATCTTCTGTTGTAGTCGTACTCTTTGTCCATTCACCTGTACTTGGGTCATAGGTGTATGAAGAACTTCTTGGCATAATCTCACCTCCTTAATTCTTAGTCCACGTTCTTGTTGCAGGGTTATAAGTATAACCACCACTAGCACTCTGGCTAGAAGCACTACCATTCTCACTTGCACTACCACTTCCAGAACTGACTGTACCATTGGAAGTAGAAACACTCTTATCACTTGTGTTGACAGAAGCACCACTAATTTCAACTTTCTTAGTCTCTTTGTTAATCTTAGGACTAAAACTGATAACCTCATGTGGGTACTTCTTGTAAGTCAAGGTCATTTTAGGTGTCTCTAATTTACCCATCTTCACATAGTAGAATGTATTTCCAACTAAACGTGCTGTAAATGGGTAAACTTCATCACCTGCAAGTTTGGTAATGAAGTCAATATCTGTCTGGTTTGACTGTGTAATGGTCTCATGAGTTTTAAAGGCATAATCACTCTCAATAACACATGAATAACCATAACTCTGCACAATCTTCTTAACCACGTCAGCATTTGTACAATTATTAAAGGTTGCGTCTTTCTTTGTCCTATTCATAATATGGGTGTTGTCCATACAAGTAATAGTCAATTTCGGACTACCTGTATTTTCAAAGTTTATATCAATGGCACTAATGTACCCCTCAAAATTCACACGATAGGTGGTGTTATCCCACCCCAACTTTATTTTGATAGAGTTGTCTTCTAAGAAGATGTTATCCTCTATAAAAAGAAACTCTGGGTCAGTGATAACAAGTGTTGCTGTATCACTGCCCTCAACTGTCTCTTTTATATCAATAGAGTTTATACAGGCTTTCTTATTCATTCCGAGTTTAGTACCACTAATCCAAACATCATAAATTATGGCTAAAATGCCACCTTGTTTATACTTAGACATTTACTAAACTCACCACCTCTTCATAATCTGGAATGAGAATAACATCACCACACTGTATGTCAAACTCTGTTCTGTATTTAGGGTTTGCGTCTAAAATCGCCCATCTTAGAGCACAAACACCATAGTAACGAAAAGCAACACCATCAAGTGTATCACCCTCACACCATTCATGGTTGGTGCAATTTTCTTGATTGAAAGTAAAACGCTTTCTCATTTCAAGTGTAGGACTATCCCACCCCAATCTGGTGGCTTGTCTTGTATGTAAGTATCTTGAATTTTCATATACTGCCATTATGCACCCACCTGCCTTACTGTTAATGTGAAACGTGTCATGAGTGGCTGACCATCTTCATTCAACCACTCATCATTCACGTCTAAGTGTACAAGTACTAAGGTCTTTACAAAGTAACCATAAGCAAAAGTGAATGTAGGTGGCTTTGTAAAAGACTCTTTATTCTTTTCTGGTGGTAAAAGACCCTCAAGGAACTTTCTTGCAGTGTTAATCTTACCACTATAAGGCTTATCATAATAAAACACTTCAAAAGAGAACTCTCTCACTTGACCTCCGACATATTGAGTTAAAGGATAACTCATGCCCGGACTTTCGATTGAAGTGTAGTTTGCCCCTCTTCCGTATGGAACGGAAGTAGGGTTAAACTGAAAAGTCATCTTTTTATTATTGTCATTTCTGATAACATAACACCTTGTCTTTGCTCTGCTGTCTGCATTAAACTTACTCATCTACATTCACCTCCTTATGCGTAGTTCAACATTCTGTCTAACTCTTGTTGTCTTCTGATATATTCAAGCACCATTCTAGCAAACTTCATTGCTTCTTCCTCGGAAGCGTTCTGTACTGTTACTTGAATAGCACCCTCATTGAACACTACGGAGTTGTCTGTGTCACCTTGGATTGTCTGGTTGTTTGTGGTGTTAGTTGTCAAATACTTCTGGTAGTTATTATCACCTTGAGTATTAGAAACTTGGCTAGTGGAATTGCTTACAGGCTCAATGCTACTCATTTGAGTAGAAATCATCTTAGCAAGGACTCCAATCCAACCTGTATTATTCTCAAGTGGCATAACTGCTTCTGCACCTGCTTCACCCACTACTGAAAGTGTAGGTGTGGTTACAACACCACCTTGTGCTAACTGTGGCACTTCAAGTTCAGTGATTTTAGTGATACTTACACCCGGAATTGCATTGATTACATCAATAGCACCATTCAGTGCACTGATAACACCATTGATAATTCCACAGATAAATTCAAGTACTGCATTTACTGCTCCCTTAAGAACACTTGTGATTGTATCTGCTACAGTGTTAAATGCTGTGGTAATTCCCTCCCAAAGTGTACTAAAGAACTCTGAAATTGGTGTAATGATATTAGTACTAATCCACTCAACAATGGTCAACATTACTGACTTAACACTCTCAATGAATGAGGTCACACCTGTTACAATTCCCTCCCACAATCCACTAAAGAATGTGGAAACAGGAGTTATGATGTTAGTGTTAATCCACTCTACGATTGTGCCAATTACAGCTTTCGCACTTTCTACAAAGGAAGTGATACCTGCTACGATTGTGTTCCAAAGTTCTACAAAGAAGTTCACAATAGGGTCAATCACATTTGCTTTAATCCACTGTACAAACACACTTACCAGAACTGTGATAATCTCAACTACTTTCATCACGATTTCCACGATTTTTGAAACGATTGGGAATACAATATTGGTAAAGAAGTTCACAATAGGTTGGATAACATTTGTGTAAATCCAACTTGCAATAGTGCTAAAGAAAGTCTTCACTTTATTTATTACAGTAGATACACCTGTCACAATTCCGTTCCACAAATTAACAAAGAATGTTGCTACAGGCTCAATTACATTGTCATAAATCCAACTTCCTATTGTACTAAAGAACTCACAAATCTTCGCCCAATTATCTTTAATTAAGACAATGGCTGTTGTAACAACACCAATGATACCTGCAACGAGAGCCGCTATCGGTCCAGAACAGATACCTAAAATAACTGCTCCAACTGCACCTATAGCAAGACCTACCCACTTAATAATCTCCCAGAACCAACTGAAACCATCAATAAGCTGTTTTACAAATCCTGTTACAGCCATTGCAATACCACCAACAAATGAAATGATACCTGCTACTGTAGTTCCAACAGAACCAAACACTATTGTAAGAGAGTCTTTTAAGCCAATACCACCAGAAGCAACTGCTTTAAATACTTCTAGTAATTTTGAGAAGAAGCCAACACCTTGACCTCCTTTCAATACAGTAATCATTGCTCCAATTCCCTCGGCAATTTTTCCAAACACACCACCAAGTTTTAACTTAGAAACTCCTTGGAAAATAGCCACAATAGGTGTGAGGAATTTTGCAACAGCACCAATAGCTTTAACAATTCCATAGAATACTAAAGCGTCTGCTGTAAAGTTGGCAAAACTTTGTCCAAAGTCATACCATGCTTGTGTGTCACCACTTGCTAACTTCTGTAGGAACTCTGTGAGATTATCTACTAAAGACTCAAGTGCTGTTCCCTCAATATTATCAAGGAAACCCATTACTGCTGTCTTTACATTCTCACCGATTTGTTTCCAACCATCAATGAAGCCTTGCTTAAAGAAGTCAAATCTGTACTTGAGGTCAAGGATAGCTTCAACAAGTGGAAGAATACCTAACTCTTTTGCTTTCAAGAAATTCTCTTCACTTAGTGTGTAGTCATTCCAACCATCTGCTACAGCTTTAAACAACATCATGACTTCCATGAGACCCACTGTGAGGTTACTAAAGAAGTCATCTTTACTATTCAAGTCTGCAAGAACTACTTTAAGGTCTTCAACACTTCCATTTACAGCTTGATATGCTGTTTTGAAAGATGTAACAAGACCATTTACAAAGAATGTGGTGTTGGTTCTAATTCCTGCAAAATCACTCTTCCAAGCAAGTGCAAGAAGACCAATAGTTGCTGTAAGTGGTAACAATGTTCCAAGTATCTTCAAAGCACCTGTCTTAATAAGTGTTCCAATGCTACCAAAGGTCTTACCCATGGTCAGAAGCATTAAACTAAGACCAGACATAGCAGAGGTAACTTTAAGTGCTACACCTGCTAAAATCAAAAGGACACCTACTACTGCAACACCAATAGTTGCAATCTTAACTAATTCTGGATTATTTGCTACTAAACCTCTAAGACTATCTGCAAGTGCTAACACTTTGTCAATTACCCATTCTAAAGGAGTCATAATAGACGTTAAAGCACTACCAATCACATTTGCTATATTAGTTAATTCTTCATCTGGAATTGCAAATACATAATCCGAAATTTTTGTGATGAGGTCTGAAAACTTATCATACACACCACTTTCTGAAATTTTTGCAATGGTCTGGAAAAGAATGTCTCCCATATTAGAGAGTCTCTGCATAGGTGTACCTGCTAAAGAAGCGGTCATTCCAAGCATACCTAACTTTTCAATAAGGTCTGCAACTTGCTGTGCTCTAGCTTCCATAGTAGAACCTTTATCTTCTCCAAGAATACTTGTAATATCAATACCTGCACCTCTCTTAAGTGATAGTGCATTTCCCTCTGCAATATACTCTCTAAGAGCACCCATAGCGGCTTGAATACCTGTACCATAAGCATTTCTCATTTGAGGTGCGAAAGCCGCTAAATCAGACGCATAATCCATAAGTGTCTGACTAGCACTACCTGTGCTAGTTGCAATCTCATCAAATGCTTCAATACCCACAGACTTTAAAGAGGTTACTACAGGAATGAGGTCTTCAAACGCAAATATGCTATTCTTAGCATATTCTTGAATTTTACCTAACATCATGTCTCCTGCTCCCTCACCTAAATCGGAGTAGAGCATTTGTAACTGATTACCTGCGTACATTAAAGTAGTTCCTGTGTCAGTTACTTTTCTTATTACTTGACCTAGTGTAGATATGATGGTGTTACCCATACCTAAAAAGGCACTTCCTATCTGGTCAGAGACAACAGAAAGAGCAGACAACGAAGCCATCTGGTCTAAAGATGACGTTGCGTTCTCTGCTGTTTGTGTTAATGTGTTCAATGAATTTACAGCATTGTTAATACCTGCTGTCGCATTATCTGTAAAAGATAACACTAAACCTAGTCCGAAATCCATCTAGGCACTCTCCTTTCCCTTAATGACTTTCTTTGTATTTAGGTTTCTTAGGAGTTGTGCCACTATTACTGCCACTACCACTTTCGGCTTTTAACTGTTGTCGTATTCTGTCATTGAACACCCCACGCTCTGTGCATGGAGTGTTCCAACATTCTTCTCTACTCCAATGATAGAAGTAAGCAAGGTTGTGTACTTCCATAAGTGTCATGTCTATGTTAGTGTTGCACAATATGTCATCACTAACAAAAGACATTGCACCCATTATAAAAAATTTGACTGACCAACCTCACCACTAATATCTTGACCACAAGTAGAGCAGACAATATCAATATTAGTATCAAGACCAAAAGTATTCTCTTTGATAATTTTCTCTAAAATCTCCCTGTCTCTAAGAGTCATTTCGTTTACATTATTCTGTGTTACTAACGCACCATCATTAAATGCGATAAGACGTGTCAACATCATTGTCATAGCTGTGGACACATTCTTCTTGAACAGAGGTGTAACAATCTCTCTGTCAAATCCATTAGGAAGACGAAGAACACCCTCTTTGTGGATTTCTCCCTTTCCATCTTTGTAACCACGCAAAAGCGTAAAGTTGATTGCAGACTGACCCTTGTATGGTTTAAGACCAAACTCATCAGTGCTTACAATAGTGGTCAACTTAGTCTTACAGCTAGGGCAAGTGTGTTGGAACTCTACTTCTTTACCCTTAGAGAGTTCTCTAATCTTAAATGCCATGTAGTCTAAATCACCACCGAGAAGTTCTCTGATGATAGTTCCCCATTGAGCACCGCACTCTTTCTTAGTGAGAGTACCAATCTGGACAACACATCTTTCAACAAGAACATTCACCATCTTTGCACCATTGGAACGAATGTCAGCTTTACTGATAGCTTCTTCATCTTTACCATTCATTTCACGATAGGTAAAGGTGTTGTGAAGATTTCCGTCTTTGTCAACGTAACCTGCAAGCATAGGCACGTCATGAACATAACCATCTTCTGAAACTTCAACCTCATTCAGATTTCTAATGCTCTCACTTTCAATCTGACTTACTACTTTCTCAAGTTCGTTTCCGTTGTTTGCTTTCTTTAATCCTGCCATTATTCCTACCTCCATAACTGATATATTTATCTTGCTTCCTCTATAATACTATAAAACCCCCACTTTTGCAAGTAGGGGTTTCACAGCAACCATTATTTAATTAAGTTGGGAGGAAGAACCTTTATTACAGGAAGTACTCAAACTGCATTGTAAGAGTCTCAATGATTACATCATCACTTGTTGCGTCAAGGTCTCCGCACTCATACTTACTGAACCAACATTCAGCAAGTTGGAACTCTCTACGAACATTACCAAAGCGGTCACAAACTTGGATAACCACAGTGCTTCTACAGTTGTTATTGTTAAACACTGTTTCATACTGTGTCTGCAAGTAGTCATCAGCATACATACCTCTTTCAAAGGTAATCTCACCTACAGACTCTCTGCCCGGAAGTTTGTGTGCGTGTTCGTACATATTCTCCAAGTACTCAACAACTGCTACTTCTCTACTAAGACCTCCGACTTTCTGGAAACCAACACCTGTTGGAAGACCACTAATCTGAACCTTAAACATAAAGGACTGTAAAGGGTCTTGCTCAATGGTTCTGGAAGCAAAAGCCTTAGTAGTAATAACGTCTTTCAAAATCTTTGCAAATTTATTCATCACGCTTTACCTCCTTATTGTGCTTCAATAGAATGTGCTAACTTGATGATAACAAATTCAGCAGGTTTAACAGGAGCATATCCTACTTCGATATTCAACTGACCCTCTGCAATAGTGTCATCAGTGTTGTTAGAACTATCCACAGTTACATAGTACGCTTCATCAGCAGTACCTTTTAATGCCCCAGAGGTTCTTAAAGTCTCAAGGAACGCTTTGCAGGACGCTTGAACTTTAGACCAAAGTGCTTTGTCGTTAGGCTCAAACACTGCGAACTGTGTTCCATTGTACAGAGACTTCTTAATGTTGAGATTAAGCAAACCATCTGTTACATATCTCATGGTGCTGTCTTTAGCGTTAAGACTTCTTGCACCCCAAAGTACAATACCTGCATTTGGTCTGGAAGTCACACAGATAACACCTACAGGGTTAAGAGTGGAAATCTGGGTAGGAGTCAACTGATACTCCATTTCTACAAAACCTCTTACTACTGCGTCAACACCTGCTGGTGCTTTATGAATACCTCTGCTCTCAATGATACGAGCGTAAACACCCATAACATGACCTGCTGTTGGTACAGCTTTAAGAGAGTTGGTGAGAGGGTCATTCATCTTACCCCAAGGGTGACAAAGAGCACCTGTAAAGGCACTGATACTCTTTCTGTATGCCTTTGTAGCTTCTGCTGTAGAACCCATAGGCATATCTAAGATAGGGAAAAGACCATTGTTGTCACAGTAAGCTAAAACAGCGTCATTTACCACCTTAGAGGTCTGTCCGGGAATTGCTACAAAAGTAACGTCATCAAGGACACTAATCATTTCCAAAGCGTCTGCGTAGTCACTGTCTGTAAGAGCAGAACCATCAGAACCCTCTGCAAGAGTAATAGTCTCTTCTTTAAGTTCAGTAGTTGCTTCATCTACAGAGATAACACTAATCCACTGCTTCACTTTGCTGTTAGTGAGAATATCACCAATAGTCTCAAGGGTAACATCAGTGATTGTTACACTGTCACTTGTGCCAACTGCTACAATAACATCAAACACTTTGTTGTCATCTGCAAAATCAGCACCTTTCTTGAGAGTAACAGTAATTTCATTACCCCACGCACCCTCTGTGGAAGCTGTCACAGTGATACCATTTGTGCTAGTCTTTGTAGCTTTAACTGCGTCTTTCTTAACACTGCCAATGTAAAGTTCTTTACCACCATTAGTGAAGAAGCCATGAACTGCATAAGGCAGGTAGCTGTTCTCTAAAAATGGTGTATCTAAGCCATTAGCATACTTAGAAATAAATTCTGTCCAAGAACCAATCTTCTGTGCAACACCTGTGACACCACTTCTGGTAACACCAATCATGATACCTACAGAAGAACTTGCTTGGGTAATGGACTGTGAACCACTAACTACATCTTGTACATAAACACCCGGTGCATTGTAATTCATCTTTTATTCCTCCTTTTCTTTACTGTCTTTCTTAACAGCGTCTTTTTTCTTGGTCTCTGGATTAGAAACCTGTTGAATTAAAATCAAACCCTTAGTCACTAAATTCTTAATGTGAGGTGTGATTTCGTTATCCTTAATGGTCGTAGATTTCTTGTTATCAAGTCTCAAGGTCTTACCCTTTACTGCAAGGTCACATACAATCTGACCACCAGAATTGTTTGTCAATTTATACGACATAATCTTGTACCTCCTTATTGAGTCTCGCTTGTGTCAATACTTCTTTGAACAATCATAGGCTTATTATAACGTGTTTCGTCATCTAATTCTACCCATATCTGCAATTTTGTTAGAGAATGAAATAATCTTTCTCCATTCAGAACTAGGTCAGCTTTGGTAACACTACCTTTAACAAGACAGTTACAGCTTCTCTCAACACCACCATCATCAATGACTGTTAAGTTAAATTGACGGAAGTGTTTAGTCAACCATGTTCGTGTCATGGAGTCCATATCTGACTGATACTTCGCCCAGAAATCAATCTGGTACTCAAGATTAAAAGGAACAGCAGGGTCTTCTAAAATGACTTGCTTGTTCTCTAAATCTTCTCCTACTTTCACAGGGGCAGGATTATATCGGATTGGGTCATGCCTATGAGTAATATTGTATATGCTAACACATGGGAAAGTCTCAAACTTAAAATCCTCTTCTGGTTTTCTGACTACAAGTGCTTTGTCTTCTAATGCAACTAAAACACCATTAGCATTTCTTACTCTAATAGTGTCTTTAATCTCTTTCAGAAGTCCTGTATTCACTTCTTCAAACCATACATTTGCTGACATTATATCACTCCTTAATCAGTTCTTTCATCAAGTCTTTCCAATTATTCTTTAGAATATCTTCGACTTCTTCAATAGTGGGTTGCACAAGTGGTCTTGGTGGTATCTTATCTGTACCATACTCAAGCCAAATCATGAGTTCAGACATTTTCATTCCTCCCTCATGTCTCTTCCATGGTGAAGCACCTATAAACAAGGTGCTACCTTTAGCTGTGGACTTAATTCTTCTCACTGTGAGACCATTCTTCAATGCTCCTGTCTCAACATAGATGGTGTCATCACCACCTTTGAGTTCAATCGTTCTCTCTGCTAAAGGTGTCCAATTCAAGTCTTGGCTGTCAATATGACTTCTCATCTTTTCAAGTACAAACTGACCATCTTCCCACAACTGTGCTTCAAACGCAGGTTTCAGTCTTACAGCAAGGCTTCTTAGATATACACCTGCTCTATTCCAATCACCTGTTAGCTTTAATGACATATCACTCATTTACTTCACCACCATTTTCTTCTGGTGTCTCTTCTGGCTCTTCAACTAAAACTTCTGTGACGTGCTTATCCTCTGTGCAAACAAAATGATACATCAAGAACACATCTGCAATATAGGCTTTAGGGAGTATGTTTTCTACAGTGTAATAAACACCATGGAACTCAATAACTCCCTTTCGCATTATATCTAAGTCTGCATTAGTCACTCCCAACTCATTCTCTTGTAATGACTTCAAAGGAACTACAAACACAGCTTTATCTTTTATGCCCTCAACATCTTGCTCACCCTGTGTAGGTGTAAGTCTTGCTTGTGCCACCAATAACTTAGGTTGCTTATACAATTTGAACTTTTGCTCACCATACACATTAGTCTTGGTCTTGTCACTCAACAGATATAAGTTTATGCCATCTGTAACACCATCATTAAACAGTGTTGTGAATATCTCATTAACACCATCTACAAAGTCTTTCTGAATACTTAAATCCATACTAACACCTCATTTCTTACAAAGTGCTTTCAGACACTTCCTCTTCGTCTGGTAACAACTCTAAGGTTGTGAAAGACATTTCGGAATATCCAAAGACTTGGTTACGCTCAATAGAAATAACTGCAATATAATACACTTTCGCAGACTCTAAGTTCTTCACCTCATGGAACACATTTCTGATGTTAGATGTGCTTACAAGCAACTTCGCTTCCTCACTAATCTTCTTATCATAGGTTGCTCCCTCTTGGTACATATCGACAATAGGTTCAGTACTAATGTACACCTTAAAACGACCAAAATGACTTGTGTTAGTCACTCCCCAATGGAATTTAACACTGTCACTTGTTACTTCGTCTATCTTTAATGATACCTTTGGTGTCACCTGCTTCTCAAAATTTCTTTGAGTATAGTGTCTGTTACTTAAAAGCACATCATAACTACTGACTTCACCTTGACCCTCGTTTTCAAGCCAATTCTCATATTCGGCTCTGGCTTCTTCAACAAGTTTCATATAGTGTGAGAACCTCTGGCTCTGCTTTAAGTAGTTGTTATTATCAGCACCCATATCTACTTTGTCAGCTTTGATTACTGCAAGTTTCAAATACAGTTCAATCTTAGCCAACAAAGTGATTGGATATTCTGAACCACTTGGTAATTCAGTTAAGTCTGTTACTTTCGGATAGGCTCTGGAAACACCTAACTTAATAAAGAGTTTAATGTCATCATCTGTCATAGTTAAATAAGCAGGGTCAATGACCTCTGTTTCTTCACTCTGTACATTAACACTACTTCTTAAAATTTTAACCAATTCTTCAACAGTCAACAACATAATATACCTCCTTAGTTAAGAGGTGCTAAAAGACCTGCCTTATTCAAAATGTTCTTTACATTGCGAGGAACTTCATAAGTCTTACCTGCTTTGAGGTCATAACGCTCCATAGCAATGCAACACTTGTGGTCAACTCTCATGCGGATTTTCACCTTTCCGTTAGGCTTCTTAGCTTCTGTCTTAGCTTCAACTACGACATCATCTTCCTTAACTTCTGGCTCTTCATCTGCAACTTCAACCTCTGGTGTCTGAACAGTTTCAGCGTTTTCAACACCTGCTTCTGTCTCTGTCACTTCTTCTGTATTTTCTGTTACAACTTCTTCGGTCTTTGCTTCTGCAACTTCAACCTCTGGTGTAACCTGTACTTCTGCTTCTTTGTTTGACTTATTTAATTTTGCCATAATATTTTCCTCCATTATTAAAATAATTAAGGGAGGGAGTGACTTATTCTCCCTCCCTTTTGTGGGTTATAACTTCTTAAAAGACTTAAGCAGTCTCAATAACTACACCGTAGTCATTGTGAAGCAATCCTGTACCCCAGATTGCATACCATGCAAGGCTTCTCTTACGTCTAAAGTCTTCAACACCATTGTCACGAATTTCAACAGGTAAAGACCATGCGATACCATAGTACTGGTCACCGAAGATAACTGCTTGGTAAATATCAACTGCGTTCTGTGCGTCTTCACCTGCACCCTTAACGAGTTCAGCTTTGTACGCAGGGTCAGCAACACCTGCTTTACCATTGCACATAAGAGTAGTCTCAATGAAACGAGTGTCATCAATACGTCCGATTTCACCTGTGAACAACTGCTCTGGTGCACCATAGTTGGAAGCATTAATCCATGCACTGTCATCACGCAAGTCTCTGCTCTGATGAGGGTGAACGAAACAAATCCAGAACTGATTAGCATACTTAGGAGCGTTGTTAGTTGCAAGAACTTCGATAGCGTCCTTGATAGTTGCTACCTTTAACTTGTCATCTGCTGTAATAGCGTCACGACTTGTCTTACCACCACCATACACAATGTTAGTACCAGACAAAGCAACGTCTCTCAATTCACAGTCCATAACTAACGCATAGTCACGACCTAAGAGAGTAGTTGTGGTTGCCATAACATCATCAAAGGAACTCTGAATGAGTAATTCAGAATTAGTAACTGCGTTACCATGTTCCTGTACAGTGATTTGCTTCATAGAACCACTTAATGCCTGTGTGCTCATGTTCTTCATTTCTTCAAGAGCACCACCAAGTTTAAGGTTATCGTATGTGAGCATACTGATTGTCAGACCCGGCTCAACACCTAATTCTGTCTTCTGTGTTGCGAACTGACTAAAACGCATAATAGGCAGTGCCTTAAATTCAATTTCTCTGGAATATACTAAACGTGTTCCATCACTGAATAAAGTACCACCATTGTTTGCACCCTGTTGGGTTGCTACTGTTGTGTCTGCGAAAGCCTTTACTGCAATAGCAGACAGCAAGTTCATTACTTGTGACTTCTTCATCACTGTTACCTCCTTAATTGATTTATTAAGACTCAATTATTTGAGTCCTAACTGCTTTCTTACTTGAGCATATTCTGGACTAGCAACGTCCAAGGAAGCTAAGTATTCAAGGCTGATTTCTTTATCCTGTACACCACTTACACTTGGGTTAGCAGGTGTCTTAGGTGTTCTCTTCTGTGGCTGTTGCTTCTGGTCTTTAATACCGAGAGACTCCTTAATCTTAGCACTTCTGTCAAGTGCTGTCTGAATAGAAGCGTCAATCTCTTCTTTAGTACTACCAAAAACTAACTCTGGAACTAAAATGTCATCTTTCAGTTCTGCCATCTTTTCAGCTTTGTAGGTCTTCACCTCATACTCTGCTTCAAGTTCTGCTCTGACTTCTGCTTCGACTTCCTCTCTGCTGACAGGCTTCTTGGACTCATACTCCTTAACTTTCTTATCAAGGTCTTCCTTGTCTTTCTCAAGGGTCTTGATAGTACCTTTCAGTGTCTTCACTTCTTCGGAGTCTCCACTACCTGCTGTAGAAAGTCTGTCGTTAGCTTCTTTCAACTGCTTCTCAAGGTCAGCAATCTTCAAAAGGTCATTGTTGTGCTGTTCAGTCATGGTGTTTACCTGCCCTTTCAGCTTCTCAATGGTCTTGTACTGCTTTTCCTTTTCCTCTTTTCTTGCTTTTGCGATAAGGTCTTCATAATTGATAGTAGGTGCTTTTGGCTCACTACCACCATCACCACCATTATCATCTGGGTTGCCCTCGTCTGCAAATGCTCTCAAAGAGACTGCTTCAATAATCTTCTTGATAGCTTCGTTACTCATTCCTGCAATAATACCACGATTTTTTCTCATCACATTTACCTCCATACTATTGAATTTGACTTTATATTACCACATAGAAATCCTAAAGTCTAGTGGTCTTTAGAAAATTTCTATGTGGTTAATATCATAATTATGCTTCTGCACCACCATTTTGACCTGTCATTTCTTTTCTAATGGTCTCTTGTGGTGTCTGACCATTCAACATACCACCTGCATTAGTAGATGACATTTGTTGGTTCTGATACCATGTCTGCTGTAACATAGGATTAAATAACTCTGGGTGTTTAGTCCTCTCAACATCAATCTCTGCTAACTTCTTGCTAACATTGTCTTTATTAAGTCTTTCCATAGCACCATGTCTGCACTCAAGTCCGAGAGTCATTTCTTGCTGTATCTTCTGCAATTCAATGAGTTCGTCCTTAGGAAGTGTATCTGGCAACTCAACCTCATTTGATAAGAAGTCTTTCATAGAGATTTCTTCTGGTTTCACAATAAGTCCATGACTCATACCTATGTATAATATCATCTTATTCACCTTTTGTAAACCACTTGCTGTACAGCTACGCTTAATTCTGGTTCTCTCAATGAGTGGCAGGTTCATGTACTGCAATGCAACACCACTTGTATTACTGATTGCACTAGCACCACCTAAAACTGTCTCTGGAATACCTGCAATCTCACACATTGAGGTCTTCACATCTGCAATGTAACTGCTACTTGCCATTAAGTCACCTTGAAGACCAAGGTTCTCTACTTTAGCGTCTTTAGGAAGACCACCCCAAACTTTGTTAGCACCTTTCTCAAGGTTTCCAATCTTAGCACCAAACACTAAAGTGATTGGAGCACTGTGGTAGTCAATGACCTCTGACACATCACTCTTCTTAGTGTTTAACTCAACATTCAGCGGAATAATATCGTCAAGGTCTCCAACACCTCTTGTACGTCCTGCGATTGGAAAATTCTTAATCTGCACGAAAGGAATGAAGCCATAAGGGTTCTCCATTCTATCTACTTCTTTACCACCCTCATAAACGACAATTTCTGTAGCTGTCCAAAATTCTTTGTACACTACAGTAGTCTCTACAGTTCTCTTAAACAGGAGTCCTGTGTCTTGCATTGTTCTAATAGGGTACATGATAAGCAAAGACTCTAACCTGTCTTTATCATGGTTATTAAAGCGTGGGAAGACAAATTGTGTCGGCAATACAGAAAGTCTAATACGTCCATCTGGGTACTCTTCAAATGGGTCATTCAAGTCTTCTGCTTCTTCAAACTGAACTTTCACCCATGCTTCACCTGTGATAGATTTTGTCTGACCAAGTTCTGTAATAAGGATTTCTTTGTTATTGTCTTTCCATACTTGAGCCAAGAAGTCTGCTTGAGTTTTCTCTTTAATCTCAAACTCTTCTGTAATCTCTTCTCCGTCAATCTGACCATCACCATTTGTGTCAAGGTTGATTTCAACTTTAGGGTCATTCACTGTGACACCTACATTATCAAGTTCTGGTGGAGTCTTAATGGTGAACCCTTTACCAAACTCAAAGGACACAAACTTGTTTACAAATGGTCTGCAATAGTTAAAAGTTACCTGTGGAGTATCAAGGTCATCAATACCCTCCCAATGGTAACCCTCATAAAAGTTCCATGCTTCTTTAATTCTCTTAAGGTGTAGCGTCTCTTCATTAGTGAGATTTCCCTCACTGATGAGTTGACCTATGTTAAGAGTATCTTCAAAGCTGTCACTATATCTATGTCTGAAATTCTCTATCATTTCAATCTTTACCTCCTTTTATCGTCTTCTGGCTGTCATTCTGTTTCTACCACGAAAAACAGAACTTCCATTCTTATGAACACTCAACACTTTACTTCTACTCTGTGTTTCTGTGTTATCGACTTGACCAACATCTTTAGTTCCCCACACTGCTAATGCCCAACTGTCTGGGTAGTCATCATGAGCACCTCTCTCATCTGGGTGGGAAACAACAAGGTTACTTCCACTGTAACTCTTTTGCAGGTCTGCTAACTGTTGAGTGAACTTCTTATATTCCTTAGTTTCAACTGTTTCTGGACTTCTAGGAAATCTTGCTCTACCTGTGTTGATTTCTGTTTGTAGGTGCTTATAAATCTCGGACTTACTCTTTGTGCTAAACGTGAATAACCACACTTCATAGTTCACATTAGCTTTAATTCGCTGTCCTAAACTTGACTCTTTCGTTGCGTCAATGACTAATCTGGAAAGCCTAAAATTCTTTAGGTAGTCCATTATGATATGATACTGCTCTTCATAGTCTTCGGCAATCTCTGGTGATATTTCACACCAATCTTTAATGTATGTGTTGTAAGCTAAATAGACAATATCTTCACCTGTTTCTTCATCAATAGTTTTCTCCATTAAGACCGGATTATTCCAATCTACTTCAACGACTGTTACAATAGTACTATCTGCTTCATTTCTATTTTTGCTGTTTCCACCACCTACATCAATACCTGCAACATGGTTTGCTTTGTGGTCTTGCATTACTCTATCTAAGTATTCATCACCACATTCTTTTTCAAGTTTCTCAACATCTACAAACATACCTCTGGAAATAATCCACTCAAGGTTGTAAGACATTCTAAACTCGTCACTCGTCTCACCAAGGCTTCTCTTCTCTCTTTCCACATACTTCGCATATTTAGGGTTATACTTCATTACCACCTTATAGTTGTACTCGAAATGGTTTCTGATACGGATTTTTCCGTCTTCAAACTCTTTCTTATTACGATTGATTGCTTCGTAGAAGTCTCCCTTAAATGTGGTTGCTGTACCAATCTTACAAATTGTAGCATTGTAAGCCGCACCCATAGGGTGAATGGACTTTCTTATCTTGTAGTTGCTTATGTCTTGGCACTCTTCACAGATAATAAACTTAAATGACTCACCCTCGATATTACTGCCATCACTAGCAGAAATAGCTGTACAGAATGAACCATTACTCAACGCTACAGTCTGACCATTAGAGGTAGTGAACTCTAATCTAAAGTCTGGGTCTTGCAACACTGCCTGTGCTTCTTTACACATCATACGACCTCTCATACGATTGTATGTAGTCTGTGCTTGTCTTTGACTTGGTGCAAAAATACCTACCCAAAAGCCATCTTTAAACATCTGCAATCTTGGGTCATCTAGGAACATTGGCATATTTGCTAACTGTGGCAGGATAATCATAAGACCACCTACTGTGATAGCAACTGTCTCTGTCTTACCACTCTGTCTGCTAAACAGTGCAGTAATTTCAGCACCATCATTCTCTAACACACTTCGTATGATACGCTTAGAGAATTGACCTTGATATGGGTACATGACTCTACCAGAATACGCTTCACAAAAGTTGTAAATTCTATTCACTAATTCAGTTGTACTAATTCTTCCTGCGTATGCTTTTTCTACATATCTCTCTGTGAAAAAGTCCATGATAATTGCTACGATAAGTCTTACATTAAATATTACACTTTGTAAAAGGTTCTTCACACTTTCTCACCTCATTTCAAAATAAAAGGGTAAAGACTTGTCTCCAAATCTCTACCCTAGTATATAACATATTTGAAAAAAATGCTAGTCTTTATTTATTTGAGTGTTTTCGATTAGCATAACCTCTGGTAAACATAGGCTTGCTTGATGTAGGACTTCCATAAACTCTGTTTCGGTAGTCATTGATTATTGGGTTATTTTGCTTCCTGCATAAGTGGATAACTCTCTGGCACATTTTAATATCAAACATACCTATGTGGCAGTCATCAGTGTGTATTCTCAACATATCTGCTAACCACCGATATGCTTCTTTTCTGCTCATAAGACCACTCTTCCAAATGGGGTCAAACTGCTTATGTGCTTCCATCTTAAGAGTTCTCAATCTCTCATTAGCAAGTCTGCCTAAAGGAATTTCAGTTCCTTTGTGACACCCTACATAAGAGTTACATTTTGGGTAATTACTACACACCCACACTTTACCCCAATCTTTACTCTTATTGTTGTGGTAGATAAAACTTGCGTCTTTTAAATGCACTTCTGCTCCGCAATATGGACACTTCATTACTTAGTCACCTCACTTGTACCAATATGGTCTGACCAGATACACCTGTCTGGCTCTTTGTCAAAACGCTGTCTCATGTAACGTGGGTGTCTCATTTTACCACTGTCTCTAAAGAGTTCATTGGCTTTTACTTCGACAACAGTTCCGACCATCTTCTCACGATTGCGTGTAAAGTATTCTCTGGTATCATCATCAAAACCTGCACACTCACACACCTCCATTAAATGGAGACCATCACAAGTAGAGTGAATAACACCCCTCTTATTCTTTGGCATAGCTTGGTATTCTTCATCAGTAATGAAAACACCTAACAGCAGATTTCCGACTTGGTTATGGTAGTAGAACTTAGTAACAGGCTCATATCTCTTATCACCATAGAAATTACCCATGACTCTCTTATCTGTTTCTTTCTCTACCCAGAACCCCCACTTGCGTACATCTTTTCCTGTGTACTCTTTGGTAGGCTCATCAAAACCAAGGACAATCATATCTCTGGTCAAGAACTTCTTAATCTTGCTGTACTCCCAACCACGCTTGTGCAGGTATTTACCAGACTTAGGTTTTACGATAAGACCCTCACCACCTAAAGCTACAATGAGTTCATAATAACCTCTTGGAGTCAAGGTCTGGTCTTTGGACTTGTAACAAGCATACAGGTGTGGATAGGTGTCTGCATTGTCCAATAACTCATCAAAGAATTGGTCAATATACATTTCATTTCCAAGTCTCTTCATGACTTCATCATACACATTTGCGTCAATGGTCTTTCCACAGTCAAAGTACTCTACTTCTTTAATATAAGGACTGTTTGCTTCTTCCACTGCTAAACGTAGGTACTCCTTACGTCTTTCAAGTGGCAGTTTTCTAAGGTCAATACCTTTGTAGAAGAGAATATCAAACGCATGGAATGAAATAAACCCTTTCTCAATCTGTCGGTCAACAGCTTTATCCCACAAGCAGTTCAAGGTACTTGATACTTCTTTGAATGGAAGACCATCAATGAACATTTCTCCGTCAAGAATTGTGCCACCTAACTCTGGTTGGTCAAGTTCTCTTAAATGTGGTAAGCTGTCAGTGTTCTCAACATAGAACCCTGTCTTCTTGCTTATTCTTCTACTGAACACTCTACAGAAACCGACTTCATCATTGAACTCTCCGTCTTCATCAACTGTCTTCTGACTTAAGAAATATACAAGTGCTCTTGTGCCATCAAACTTCTCTTCAATGTAATATGCAGGGTCTCTCAACTTTTCGTCCTGCTGTTCTTCGGTCTCTAACTCTTTAGCAGTCATAGGTTCATAACCTCTGATACCTGCCATCTTAAATGCTTCTGGACAATCCCATAACTCACTTGGGAACATTTCATCAATCACTATGTCCTCATCTGTCTGCAAATCAGTACAATGAAATTTATTGTCTGCTCCACTTCTATGAAGTGTCTGTAAATCTAAGGCTGACATATCACTACCTCACTTTCTTTTTCTATATTCTTATTATAACACAAGACAGCAGGTGTGTCATTTAACACCTGCTTCTTGCACACTGAATTATAGGCTGTGGAAATCCTCTTGTATTCAACTTTAAGTTATGCACATAGTGTGGATAACTTTGTGGATAACTATACTTCTCTGGCAGTAAGTCCTTTAATTCTGGAACAAACTTGTCTGATAACTCCTTAAAGGCTTCACTAAGAGACTCAATCATTGGTATGCACACCCTTGCTAAATCTTCAAGGAACTGCTTAAGGACTTCAATCACTCTGTTCACCCAATCTTCTAAAACAGGTATCACACTCACTACATGACACGTCACTTTTACAGAGGTCTTCCATCTGTCTTGTAAATCACTATACTTCATCAATTCCTGTTTCATCTTTTACTTCACCTACTTCTTTCGCTTCAATGGATAACAGCTTCTTCTTAACTGCAAGCAGTTCATCAATCCATCTAATTGTCTGTGCATAGACTCTCTTCTCATTGGAGTCCTTGGCATTAGCAATCTTAAGCATATAGAACGCTTTAACCTGCTCTGGTGTTAAAGAAACAGGTGCTTGCACATCAGAAGTATCTGTGTCCTCATCACGTTCAATTTCATTCTCAATCTCACTCTGTCTCCTTGCATTTCTAAAGGTCACATCTTCTACTTTGAACCCATTTCTAGTTGTGGTCATCTGGCTCATCTTTCTGTTCCTCCTTTACTTCAATGATTGTATCAAGCAGTGCACGAATGTTACCCTCACACGCAGTCTTCATAACACTTATATCAACAAGGTTTCTGTCACCCTTTAAAAATGGCTTCAAGAGTTCAGCACCCTCATCTGACATAATGATATGAGAATACACAATAGGATTAACAACACTAGGGTCTGGATTATAAATACCAATAGGCATGAATTGTGAGTGCTTCATCATCACATCATCAAACCCAAGTTTATAATCAATGCTGTGCATGAGTCCAATACTTGTAAGATACATAACAAGGTCATAACCTCTGTGTGGAAACTCTTGCACATTGGTAAGGTTGGTGTAGTATCTAAACTGACCCTGCTTATCAATCTGCAACACTTGGTTGCTGTACATAGACCTCACACTAACACTAAAGTCTAAAGGCACATAATGGCTTTTTAAGGCTTCCTCGGCTGTGTCAAAGTAATAAGTATGCTTTAATAAGATTTCCTCTAAATCAATGTCTTTCTGGACTTCTGGTGAGGTCTTCAAAGTGTTAGCATTAACACATAAAATCATTTCTAATACCTCCTGTATTATGCAAAATAAGGGTAGTGGTGTTAGCACTACCCCTTACTGCTCTGGTGTGATTATTAGTCTTCGTACTCTGTTCCGCAGTGGCTACAGATATACTTCTTGGTCTTCTTAACATATTTCAGTTCATGACCACAGCACATATTTCTGTCACCTACTTCATAAGGTTCTCCCGGCTCACACTCGTTACCATCATTGTCGATTGTTCTCTTAACAAGTTCCATGTACAGCTTGATTAACTCATTGTCATCATAGTCGTCACCCAAGAGGTCAATCTCTGCTTCGGTAGCATTGTCCTCAATGTAAGACTCAATGTCTTCCTGTGTGAGTTCTTCATCAGAGATAGCAGTTAAAATCTCGTCCATCTTAGCTTCGATTGCTTCTGCTCTCTCTTCGGTCATTTCGGTAGGGTCATTGTAACCATTAGGGTCATACTGCTCAAAGTAAGAGTCAGCTTCGATTTCCTCATCTTCGCTGTCATCATCTGCAACTGCTTCTGCTGTGTCCTCTGCTTCATCATCAGCGTCATCACCTGCTTCATCTTCTTCATCATCAGCGTCTAACTCAATGAGACCTGCTCTCAACGCTTCTGCTAACTTCTGAACAGCGTTCTTCTTGGTAGCCTTAACCTCAACACTTGCAAGTGCTTCAATAATGTCCTCTACAGGAGTCTCTTTAGCAATCTCTTCTGCCTGTTCGTCAAACTCATCTGTGGTAGGCTCATCAGCTTCTTTCTTACCAAGTTTCTTGCTCTTTGCAGGCTTATTACTTTTTGCAGGTGTTTCCTCTGCGTCTTCTTCGGCAGGTTCACTTACCACTGCGTCATCTTTGGTCACTGTCACATCAAGTGCTAAAATACGCTCCATGATTTCATCACGAGTACCTGTGCACTTAACACCAAGGGAAGCCGCTAACTTCTTGAAGTCGTTGTACTTCATGGACTGCAACTGCTCAACGTCAAACTTGCCTACTACTGCTTCTGCACCATCACTCTCAACAGGTGCGTTCATAGCTTCTTCTTTCTGCACCTTTTCTCTCTTTGCAACTGACTTGCTAGGTGCTGTTGCAGGTGCTTCTGCATTTCCTGCGAGTGCAGACTTGATGGTCTCAAGACCTGCGATTGTCATGTCAATTCCTTTGATAATTTCTGCGTTGTTCATCATTTGAACGTCCTCCTTAAATATAGTTATAAAATTGTTCTTGTCGTGACTCTCATCACTGACTTGTACTTAGTTTAACATGGTGTTTCGGACTTGTCAATTTGGTGTTTATCCACATTTAAAAGTTCCTTAACTCTCTGCTTCAAGTAGGTAATCTTTTGCTCTACTTTAATCATTTCAGCATACAACCCATTCACAGCTTTCTGTGCTTCTGCTTTGTCAATGTTGCCCTCAAAAGAGGACTTAATAACAGCGTCTTTTCTAGTCCTCAATTCAAAATAAATACTCTCTAAATGGAGTATAAGGTTATTCATAATGCCGACATTTACTTTCTGCTCTTTGAGTTCTTTCTCAAAGTCCTCAAGTGATAGGTCTATAATCTTCCCTATCATAGTAACTTGTGGCTTCTGAAACTGCTTTTTCTTTCTGCGTCTTCTCACAGGTCTCACCTCCTACAGTGCTCTATTTAAGTATATAAAGGATATTAACACTATAACCCCTGCAATCACTTTGATTATCTCAAAAGATATGAACAGGTGATACAGTATAAACCCTATTATAAATAAAACTGAAATAAGGGTCAACACCGAAATAAGAAGAGTCAACTTATTACATAGCTTTTTCACCATTGGTCTCACCTCCAATCAGTTGATACTTATTTGCTCTTTCTACATAGTGATTAAACAACTTCCAGAATTGTGGGTCGTGCATAACACCTTTACTTCTCACAAAAGAACCACTTGTGTACTGAATGTGGTGACAGAACTCATGAATGGCTGTTTCCATTATTTTATCATAACTCATCAAATCCTCTTCTGTATTTTCATAAGGATAGATGTAAATTTTTGGTCTTGTCTGCTTATCATCATGCACAGGAAAATATCTTCCGTAAAAAGTCTTACTAAATGGTCTTATAAATAAGTCCACTTCATCTACAGGCAAATTCAAGTGTACTAAATCAGAAAGCAGTCGTGTCTTTAATTCCTCTTGGCTCATTCTTTCTGCACCTCCGCAGGAATTATAACACGAACTGCTCTCTTTGTAAAATTTACGCAACATTACCAAGAAGTAAGCTACCTGCAATTCTTTCTAATTCAAGTCTTCTCTCAAGGGTGAAGTCCTGTGCTACTTCTGTAATACCATTGATGAGACCCCATCTGCTGTCTGTGTACTTAGTGTTCATTAAATCAATGACCTTGCGTGAACTCTCTTCGGAAAGATTGGTCTTCTGTCTGATGTAAGCCACAAACTCATTTATATCATCTTCGTACTCACTTGCAGAACTCCAATGATTGTCTCTGTGCTGTGCTCTTCTCACCCACTCTACAGCGTTTTCTGTAAGCACATCAATGTTCTGTAGAGACTTAACAAGTCCGTCATGGAACTCTTCTGCTGTGATACCGATATGCTTCTGCTCAAACAGTGTACCACCTGCTCTTGCAATCACAAGTCCATTTGTACACACTTGCTTGTAGATACCAAACTTCACAGTCAAGATATTTCTACCCACATCACTACTGTCAAGGAATAGTCCTGCGAACAGGTCTTCACCATCAATAGGTAACATTTCTCTGCTGACAAGTCTTACATGAAGTCTCTCTTCATTGAGGAATGACCCCTTAATCTTATACTGACTTAAATCCACTGCGTCATCTACAGCTTGCAGAATTTCATGGCTGTCACATACAGAATACTTATTAGAGAGAATACCTCTCACACCTCCGTTGTATTCTCTAATGAAGAGGTCTTTGTTGAAGTCTTCAAGCCAACTGTTCACGTTGTCTTGTGCAAGGTCAATTCTACCACTCTGAATACACTTATCAAGGTATCTGGCAGGAACACCAATCTTGCTACATAACTGTCCGAGTGCATATCTGGACACTTGGAAGTCTCTGATTTCTTGGTCTTCTGCAATGAATGTAAGACCTGCTGTCTCATTAAAACGGACATTGCTTGTGTTGGCTTTTCTCACCATGTAATCTGTGCTGTTCAGTGCAATGTCATTTGCCTTGATAATTAACTTATCTAAGGTCTTTGGTCTGGTGTCAATCACCTCTTTAATTTCTGGTTGCTGTGGTGCTAATGTGATAATCTCTGCCATTACTGCTCTTCCTCCTTTTTCTTTTCAACAAAGGTACAGTCATAGTCTTCATAGTTATATGGCTGTCCTGTGATTTCTCTAACAGACTTAATTAAGACTGCACTGTTGAAGTTCATATTCAGACCCATTACTAAGTCTTCTGCATAACCTGCACTTAATTCTAAGGGTGCTTTGTCTTTATCCCAATGTGCATATTTGTTGCTGTGGTCGATTGAGGTCACATAAGTTGGCCCTGTGCTTGAAAATACAAGTACATAATAATGATATTTTTTCGCCATGGTTTCTCTCTCCTTTACATTGATTTATTGGTGGCTATTTCATTGATATTAGTATATCAGAACACTAAAAAGAGGTCAAACACACCACTTGTGCTGACCTCTCTTATTTATACTTCTATAAAGGTTCTCTTAAAGACCTTGGTTGTCTTTGTATGCTTGTGGGTAGAGTAGTAATTCTCTGCGTCCATCTGCTTGTCAAAGGAAGCAATAGTGTAAACACCTCTTGGTGTGTCTTCTGTTGCTTCACAGGCTTCTCCTACACAGTAATCTTTGGCATACACTTCACTTCTCAACCCCTCAATATCTAACTCATGAATAGGACTATCTGTGCGTGTCCTCAACTCTTCAATAAGTTGTTCAATAGAAACACTACCCAACTGAAAGTTAAGGTCTCTTACTCTTTCAAGTCTGTGACTCTGACCTGTCACATTATCTGGTCTGTCTTTAATAACACGTCCATCTTCTTCATGAGTCGCAACAAAGTCATCTAAAGGTCTTACAAAACTTCCGTATTCTGGGTGACACACATTAAAATAGTTCACCATGACTGTTTTCTCATCTGTGGCACTTTTGGAAAGTCCTGTTACATAAAAATACTGTCCTTTAAAATGTCGGTATAATCCGACTGTTACTCTAACTTCACTCATTTTAATAATCCTCCACACTATAATAAGCAAACACTGTGCCCTCACACTCTACATAAGTATTTAAGGTGCAAACCCAATTTTCGGTGACTGTAGCACTATAAAAATACATTACATATTCTGGCAGGTCAGTTCCATGGACTATAACACTATACACATTTGCTAGTGTCTCTGGCTGTACTTCTCTATCGTCCATCATTCCATTATAAGCAACTGAAAATTGAGGTGTACCATTACTGCTTGTCTGATATATCACTTCTTCAATGCTGTTTGGAAACTGACTACTATGTAACCTGTTTAAAATCACTTGTGTTACATACTGCTGACTTTGTGCATGGTTTTCATAATACCCTGCTTCTGCTTCAACACACTGTGCGATTAAATAAATCTCTGCTTCCGTAAAATCATACACAGGAATGTCGGTCTCTGCAAGTCTGGCTTCAATCTGGTCATACTCTACAAGCAAGTGTCCATACTCATGTTGCAATTCATTATAACTCTGCTCCCACATTTCTACTATTGCTTCATTGTCTGTTCTCTGCTTATCCACAAGGACTGTCAACTCATCATTTACTTCAAGTAAGTCCATAAAATTCTCATGGCTCTTCATAAAGAATAATATAAACCCTATCAACATGAAAAGTATAACACCTTGATAGACTCTTTCTCTTTTCATGGATTTCCTCCTTAAATTAAAATAGTCTGTACAGCTTTTACACTGTACAGACTTCATTATAGCACATTACTTCTCAATATTCAAAGCGTCCACAAGACTGTCAATTACCACTCTAATGTCACTAGCACCTGTTCCGATTGCACTGTATGTGTTGATAACTTCTACAATTCTCTCGGAGAAGCCTGTGATAAGGTTCTTTCTGTAGTCATCTGTATTGATGATTGCAAAATTGTTGCCAAGCAGGTTGTTGACATACACTTTCTTTACAACACCTCTCTTGATAAGGTCATTCACATTGTCATCACAGGAATAACCCCAACCTCTTGTAAATGTGAAAGAGTTACCATTGGAAGAGTAACAATCATTATCAGAAAGAATAATGAGGTTAGTGTACTGTGTACCACTTCTCTTGATTTCAGCTAATGCTACATCAAGATTTGTGCAACCACCCACATTCTGACGCATAATCTCTCTCATAATGTCCATAGTAGTGGACTTAGTAGAAATATTATGCACCATGGTACATCTGTTTGCAAACACATACACATCTGCAATGCCTTTCTTGAAGCAGATAGCACCTAACATACAAGCAACTTCATAGGCTGTCACTGCTGACATAGAAGAGATATTGTGCTTCATAGAACCACTAAGGTCTACTAAAACTGCACTGTAGCCTACAATGTCCTGTAAGTTGTCAATAGATAAATCTAATGCTTCAACTAAAGCGTCAAGAACTCTTCTCTTACCCATTGAATTAGGTAACTTATCAACCTCTTTGTATGCACTGTAAAATCTGAATGGTAACAGTCTGGACTTCTGTACCTCTTTCTTGTCGGTCAGCTTTGCAACAATACTGTCCACAGCGTTCTTATCACTAAAGAGACCCTGCTTATCAAGTGCTACAAGGTTCTTCACAATAGCCATTACTGTAGAAGTGTCAATACTCTTCACCACGTCTTTCTTTGTGGTCTTAGAGTTCTTGTTATTGACCTTGGCAATCTCACTCTGAACTTGTGCAGTGTCAGCACCCATCTTCACTCTTCCCTCAATAATATCTTTGTAGAAATCTCTTCCTACTCTGGACTTTCTTGGGTCTGGGTGTAACAGCTTGATTGCGTCTGCCATGGACACCTGCTTGCTCTCACCAAGTGCTTTAGATAACTGATACTCATTAAAGGACTCTAACTTGCCCTTTAAGGTCTTTCTCATCTGCATTGGAAGAGGTGTTTCTCTGTGCTTATTCTTGCCCCTGCCTTTGGCTGTGAAGCCATACACATTCATCTGTGTAGCAAGAATATCAAGAATATCTTTGCCACGTCTGATAATGTAGTAAGCATAGGACTGTAACTTGTTCTTACCTGTCTTCTCATCTACGAACTCTTCACCTTTAAATCGGTCATCATTCATACAGGCTGTTAAAACTGCAAGTGGGTACTGTATCATGTTGTACTCACGACCAAGCTGTGCGATTTTGAGTACATACTCAATATCATCATCATGCACCTGCTCAATGGTCTTGCACAACTTCTCATAGTCACCTTCTGCTGTTCTCTTCTCATAGTGAGTACTCTCACCAAACAGAGAACCTAACACTCGGCTAAATAACTGCTCAAGTGCGTCAAGTTTGTGCACAGTAGTACCATGGTGATTAACAGTAGTCTTTCTGTCCTTGGTAACACTTCTCTGTGCTGTTTTCTTTGTGTTGTTCATTGTTGCCATGATTTTTACCTCCATATTTTCTATGATTACTATGTATAAATAAAAAAGGTCAACACTCAATGTGTCAACCCAATTATTTCTATCTTCAAAGTAGCAGGAAGAAAAGCGTTATTGTTGTGTATCTGTTTTTGACAGTTCCGTAGACTGTTGCCTTACCATTTGGCTATCTGTCCTATTGGTGGACGGAGTTGGAGTCGAACCAACATAAATGATGTAAACAATAACTACACAATCCTACTACTTTAATTACAGCTTAATTGGGAGAAAAACGATAAAGTCATAAAGGCTCATACAATGAGATTTGAACTCATGTTAATTCCGTAAAAGGGAATTGTCTTAACCGCTTGACAATATATGATGTAGACTTATATCTACACAACCCAATATTATTTTCGTCAGCTTACAGAGAAAAGTGGTAAAGAGATTGACTTATCACAACAGGACTCGAACCTGCAACACTTTGTTTAACGGACAAATGCTCGACCATTGAGCTATATGATGTAATCTTTACCTACACAACTGTAAGCACTTTGTTTTTCAACTGTGGTTATCATATCACACTTCTTAAAAGCTGTCAAATAAACCACTGTAATCGGAATGACAGGATTTGAACCTGCGACTTCTAGTTCCCAAAACTAGCGTGCTACCGAACTGCACTACATTCCGAAAACTGCCCTTGCTAGATTTGAACTAGCGAATACATGAGTCAAAGTCATGTGCCTTACCACTTGGCGAAAGGGCAAAAACTGACTCACAGCACTACCAATGGTACTTCTTAGTTGCCATCAATAGGAACTGTTCATCAGTAAGGGGTAATACAGGACTCGAACCTGTAACTTATGCACATAGTTAATGAGTACTCTCATTGCTTTGCCTGTTAAGCTAATTACCCAGAGTGTTGGGTGACCACCTCGTTCTGTGGGGAAGTCACCCTCAAGAGTGTTCAACAAGAACAACTTTTTACACCATCAGAGGTGTTTAAATCACTGTGGTAGGAAAGTCCGTCTATTATACTTCGTTCACATTCTGTTGGATAGTCCAGAATGATTTCGGCAACTACCTCCCTGTTCGCTATTCGTACATATCTGTGCAGACTATCTACACTTTACCCTTTTGCTGACCAACAGGTTCATGATTTAGCTGAACAGGTGAGGATTGAACTCACTTTGCACCTCATCTTGCAAGAAACAAGGCTTCTCCAACTAGACTGTTCAATATTAACTCATGCAAGTGTAGTTTCTGTTCTTCCATTGCCGACATTGGTTTCTGCACAACCTCACATAAGTTAAAACGGAGTGTAAAGGACTTGAACCTTTGCGTCATTTCTGACCTATCTGATTAGCAATCAGACCTCTTCACCAACTTGAGTAACACTCCATGTGAGTAGGTGATTGTATAGTCTCTCATAAAAGGACAGTCATCTTTTCCTACTCATTCTCCACCTTGTTATAGACGTGGTGGACACCCTGTCTTTCAATGCTGTTCGTTCAGAACAGTTTGAATTGTATCACAGCTTTTCTTAGTTGTCAAGAAAGCCACTTTCATCACATATCTCTAAAATGGAATTGTTCATCTTCCTCCATGTCTTCATAAAGAAGTTCGCAACCATTTCTTCATTATCTGGTGTCAAGTCAAGACCTGCTTCATTAGCATAAGCGTGGAAAATTTCGTGGACAACAACTTCCTGTGTTCTCACTCTCAATTCTTCTTCTGTACAATCGTCCTGCTCTGTACTCACTAAAATCTTCTTGGAATAGCTTCGGCACTCACCCATGTTCTCTTCACTTATTCCAATCTCTACTTTATCACCTAACAACACTTCATAAGGTGTTCCCATTATCTCATGAGTCATTTTAATCATACTATGTAACCTCCAAACACTCTCACTAATACAACAAACACAAAGAACACTACAACACCTACTAACAGGTCACTCACTTTGTCCTTTTGTGGCTTCTGCTCTGTACTTCTCATAAATGCTACAATGAACACCAATGCAAGCAACACTGCAACGACATAAAACAAAATCTTTAGTCCTAACACTTCACTTACCTCTCTTTCTTTCAATGTGCTGTCATTATATCACTAAAACACTTCATGGTCAAACACCCACGTTCTGTAATTACAGACCTAATTAGTTCTGTAACTATATAATTATATATTTATATTAAATAACTAATAAAAGATTATATTCGTTATCTACGTCCACACTCCGCTTCGCTTCGTGGTTCGCTACGCTCACTCCACTCTCACTAAAATGGACTATATTCTTGCAAGTACGCAAATTCTCCATGGTGTTTTAGTGCTAATTCGTTATATAATTTAACAGCTTCTTCCTCTGAATACACAACTTTCTCAACACGATTTCCTTTAGGTGTTCTAACACGAACCTGCCATCTGCTCTCGTCTAATTGTCTTATATTCTTATATTTCTGCTTGCTTGTAGACTTCTTACCAACATTGTATTGGTTGAAACGATTATCACTCACCCTCAAGTTACTTTTTAGGTTATTTAGTCCATCATGGTCTCTATGGTCAACATATACTTTAGGGTCTGTGACTCCCATAATCTCTCTGTGCATATAAATGGTCTTTTGTGTTCCATTTTTATGCTCGACTCTAATTGCATATTGCCATTTTTCTGACTTGAACAAACACCATGAATACTGACTCAATCTTTCATAGTCCTCTTCGTCAACTCTCACATATTCACCACTGAATAGTTTTATGACTCGTCCTGTTTTCTTTAACTTCATTATAACACCTCCTGTCATACCCCACCTATATAATATCATATCCACATTTCTACGTCAACAATTTTTCCTGTAATTTTTCAAAATCGACTCAATCCATACCTCAAAATATTATCCAATAGTGTGACACTAGGTGCAGGTGTGTGGTGTTGGAGACCAAATAAAGGGTGGGGTCTTTCTGGTGGAAAACTTCAAAAAATTTTCAAAGTCTCACGAAAATTTCACAAAACAATCAAAACACAATGAAACAATTCTTTTCTATGTGAAACTATGTGTTTCTGGTGTCTGGTGGTGTGGTGGGTATAGGGGTGGGATAAAATTTTTCAATTCTATTCTACTATATATATATTATGTATATAAATACATTTTATGCACAATTTATGCACATTTTCTGGTGTTTATACACTATATAATGTATATTATACACTGTATATAGGACTAAAATATTGCCAATTTTTATGTCGAAAATCACTATAGGGGCAGTCCTCATTATTTCACCTCATTTATCTTATATAGAGCCTTTCCATACCCTCTTCTGGCAGTGGTCTTTAAAATCACTCTGGACTCCAAAATTTCACTTACCTCATTTTGGTCTTTTAGACACAAAAAAGAACACACCATTTCTGGTGTGCTCTCTGGTATATGGATAGTCACACTACTCAATATGCCTTTTGTCACATTCCTCACTTAAATCTGTCAAACCATCAATAAGGTCATACAGCATTTCAAGTGGAAGATACACTGTTTTGCCTTTTAAGTAACCTGTGTAGAACTCTGACTCTTGATACATCTGCACCCAAACGTGTGGAAGTGCTTCATCATCATCAAACCTCTTCACTGATAACTCTAAATACTGCTTCACGACCTTTGTTGGGTCTTTGTGACTTGGTGTTTCTTTCACCAACATTCTAATTGGCTCAAACATAGGTCTGTACTCATCTGGTGGCAGTTTGTTCTCCTGCTTCTTTTTAGGTTCTGGTTGTCTTGGCAGTTCTTGCTTGAGTTCCTTTTTGATAACTGGTTTCAGTTTCATAAGTCACTACTCCTTTCACTTTATTATTTTGTAGGTAGAGTTTAAATACTCTATAATACACCCCACTTTCGTGAGTGAGGTGCACTAACAGCACTTAAATCCTACTTCATAATCATGTCGGTCAGCATAGAGAACATCAACTTATGCTCCACTTCTTCTAAACTCATCTTGCCATCTTCTGTGACCTCTTTTATGAACTCTTCTTCACTTACTTCAAGAAGACCTCTAAGAGCACCAATGTCTCGGATAAAGTCTTTGACTAAATCCATGTACAACAGGATATGTACTTTCTCTGCCTTAGTTGCTGTTCTGGTGCGTCTCATCATTTCCTCAAGTGCAGTCTCATTGTGTATTTCAATGAACTTGTTAACACCTTTGTAAATCTGTTCTAACGCTTCTTTTTCCTTGTTACTAATCATTGTGTTCTGCATATTCAACACTCCTTATTATTTTATTTGAGTCAGATAGACTCACTCTCACGCACCAAGCACTAAAGTCTTGATACGCAAGGTCAACCTACCTACAAGTTGAGTGAAAAGAGTGTTTATATCAATATTTTGTAGTATGCGATTTAATAACCTCACCTTTGTAGTACACATCAGTGTGCAGGTGTCTTTCAAACTCACCTGTCTCTTCATTGAGGTCTTCCGTTGAATACTGTCTTATCTTAAAGGGAGTTGTAATTGCTCCCTCGTCTCTCTGGTGTATCTCAATAGTATGAGTACCATCTTTTCTAGCAGTTCCTCCTGCAAGTGGAGTCTTTCTGCCATCAATGTCTGCTTCGATATAAAAAGGTCTAACTGCCATAACACATTCCTCCTTTGGATAATCTTTCTCTTTCAAGGTCTCTCACCATAAAGGTTAAAAGTTGATTTACTGTGGACTCAAGCCTGTGGTCAGTAACAACTTCTGGTCTTCCTGTTAAGGAATTATTCACAACAGCACTCAAGCCATTGCGTGAATGTTCATGCGTCCAATCTTTCATATCATCAAATATGGTTTCTCTTGACATATACATTCCTCCTTGTCTTTCACTCACTCTAAACACTCTTTTGAACACCTTTAATGTTCATTCATACACACCACTGTGTGATGTGCATGGTCAACACTAAAGAATTGCCTTTACATATTGGTCATATAACTGAATAGCAATCTCATTCTCCACATCAAAGTCTTCTCTAATCATTCGCCTTATCTGCTGTGACAATCTTTTAAGTACAGTCCACTTGTGGTCTTGTATCATTTCAAGTGTGGTGATTGCTACCTCTCTTGAAATTCTACCTGCTTTGTAGTCTCTCTTGGTCTCTTGCTCTTGCTTATCCATGTAGCAGTATTCTTCAACAGTCTCATTCAACCGCTGATTTAAGTAAGTTTCCTTATCTACATAAGCAATTCCCATGACTAAATAACCTCTGTCTTTCATGGACGCAAGTTCTAAGCGTCTTTCCAGAAATCTGGTCAATGAGTCATCTGGCAGGAAGAACAGAGTTACCTTGTCCTCTGGGTTCTTTCTGTACATCTTGTAAATCATGTAGTTTCCTCTTGTCATGTTAAACACCTCTTCACTCTTATTTTTGAGTTTAGCACTCATTGGTACACCTCACCATGTGAGTGAGGTGCACTGTCAGTGTTAAACCTGTGGAACTAAACTGCTCTGTAAATCTGGTATTCAACACCTCTGGAAATTCTCAAGCCATCTTCTTCTGCAAAGTCTGTAGGAAGTACCATATACATTGCTTCGGTGTACATTGAAATCTGGTAGGACACCACATTGTCATCTGATACATAGATACAGGTTGCCAAGTCAAGGTCATTGTCGAACTTCTTAGGTGCAGGAAGCAGACCACTATAATAAGGGAACTGTCTCAAGTGTCTTGCAGTCCAATAGTAAGCAAACACAATTTCCTCATCACTTGCAAGTGCTTTGTGTAAGTCCTCAATGGTCTTAATGTCATGAGCCAATTCATACTTAACGTCACCAACTTCAAGTGTCTCTGGAAACATCTTTGCCATCTGTACTGTCTTCTGGTTTTCTGAACCCTCAAGAGCAGTAACACCATCTTTAGACTTCTTTTCGCTCTTCTTGCCTAAAGACTTCTTCGCTGACTTCTTAGCGTCAACCTTTTCTTCAACTTCTGCTGTCTCTGTCTCACCAGACTCTTCGGTAGCAGGTTCTTCTTCCATGGACTTCTGCTTCTTGCTAACACCTTTTGCTAACTTCTTAACACTGTTTTCTGCCACAGGCTCAACAGGTGCTAAAGGTGCTTCCTGTGCTAAAGCAGGTTCAATAACCTTGTCACCAAGCAAGCTGATTACGGACTTAACTAAATCCACAAGGTCTTTTCTGGTTACCTTGCTATCATCTGTCTTCGCCATCTTGTCAGCGTAAGCAATCTGGTCAAAGAGGTCTTTGTCCTTTGCTTTAACAGCTTTCGCATTTGCTCCTAAGAAAGATTTTAACTGTTCCTTTGTTGTCTTTGTAGTGATTTTAAACATATCAACTACCTCCTTAATATTTTATAGTGTGGATATGCCTATCCACTCACTGCACTTTTCAGTGCAGGAGTCCTGTGCTTTAGAAAACCCTGTGCTTTTAGGAAACTCTGTGATAATAGCCATCTGCTCTCTTCTCAAAGAAGCAATCTCCAAATTCTGAACACCAATCACTTTCAGTATTAAACACATAACAGAAAGCACAAGGATAACCACTGCCATAGTCTTCTTCAAACGGAGCAGGGAACTTCTCTTCCTCGTCTTCTGATGTGCTTGCCAACAGATAGGTGATACACTTCATACCATGTACTTTGTTACACACTAAATACTTGACCTCGTTGGTCTTGCTGTACTTCTGGATTGCATTCTCCAACAGGTCAACTAGCTTAGTGCTGTCTTTACCTATTGCTTCATAGATGTAAGAGGTCATCTGTTGCACCTCGTCATTGGTGCAGGTGACTACTTTACCCATCATTGCTAATTCACATCTTGTTGCCATTTCACTCTTGATTTTACTCATAATAAACACTCTCCTTTGCTTTGATAATCACTACCAAATGCAGTGAGTGCATAGGCATAAGTGGTGACACCTCTGTGTTAGCAGGTGTCACTCACACCTAAAATAATAAGAGTGTGAGTAGTGCGACTCTTCCTTGGTTCTTCGTTTGCTCATTTCGACCAATTTTAACATTTATAGCAGGTGGTGTTAATCACCAGACGGACAAGTCAACGTCTCTTTACTAAACGACTTCACCAATGTCTCTATGACTCTACTTCTTACTTACTCCACTTGGTCTTTGCTCTGGTGGTCTAACACGATACACAGGGCAGGTGTCCAAGTCTTGTGTTCATTTTCGATTTTCAAGGTGCTGTAGCAGGTCTCTGACCCCTGCTATGTAGGTCTGCAAGTCGTGCTTGCAAGTATAGATTAACACAGGCTAACAGCGTTTGCAAGTCGTTTTTTATGGTTTTATGTCGATTTGTGAAAACTATACAAAAACGCTGTAGTCTTTTTGTGCAATATGTCGAATGGTGTCTGGTCTGGTGTCGTTGCTGTCTGGCTGTGCTGTGTGCTGTGGTCTGGTGTGGCTCTGTAACATGCTGTAAGGCTCTTTTAAGGCGTTTTTATGGCTTTATGGTGTATAGTGGCTTGATAGTGTTAAAAGGGCTGTATGGGGCTTGTGGTGCGTCTGGCAGGGTGTCATGCTGTCGGCAGGGTGTCGGCTGTGTGGTGTCTCTGTCTCTGGTGTGGTGCTGTGGCTTGCTGTGTGGCTCTTCTGGTGTGCTGTGCGTGGTGCTGTGTCTCTGGTGCTGTCGTGCTGTCTGGTGTCGGTCTCTTCTCTGGTCTGGTCTTTAGTGTTGGCAGGTCTTACAAGGTTTATACACGAAAAAGACGAGTCCACACTAAAATGGCTCGTCTTCCTACTTTGCATATTCACACTATATCTATTAACCTAATGACAACTTCTTAACACCCAACTTTGCTTTTGGCTTCACCACTTTGTTTAAGGTCTTCACCTCACTCTTTTTAGGTGCTTCCATAACAGGTCTCTGTATTTTGGTCTTTGCCAGTCTTTTCTTGGTCTTGTTAATTGGTTTGCTTTCCCTCACCCACTCTTCTAAATCATGGTAAGCAAGGTCTTCCATGTCTTCTATCTGGTCTTTATAGAAGTCACCATATTCACTATACACAGCACTATATAACTCCCTCATTATTGGTGACACTCTAGGACACCTGCCCTCTGCTTTTTTCACTCTCTGGTCATGTGTTAAAGGAGTCCTGCCAAGATAAGTGGTCTCATAATAATCGTCGGAAGTAGTGTCCGATACATATTTAAAGTACTTCTTAGCACTTCCTTTATACTTAGTAATAATAGTATGGATTGCCTTAAGTGCTTTATTAAAATCACCTCCACATGACACACAGTGAAAGGTCATCTTATCCATCACCATATACCAATTCTCTGTTTCATCACTACTTGGGTCATAACCACCTACATAAGACACATCACCACTCACTCTATTCACGAAACTTGGTTCAAGTCCTTTTCTATATTGTCCTTTTATTATGAAGAAAAGACCTCGCATAGAGTCGCCATTATGTGTAATAGATAGAGGGGGAGTAATAACCTGCTTTTTAGTAGTCTCCTTTGTAGGTGTTGCTTCCACCTTTTTGGTCTTTTTTAGTATCATATCTATTATCTCCTTTCAGTGTTCTCAATCACTATATACATTATATCACAACACCTAAACACTTGCAAATACGAGTGTTAGTGCACCACACCACCTCCACTTGGTGTTCGATTTTCTCCTTTGTGTCTCCAACCGTCCTAGGTGACAGTACTAAATGGTACTAAAACAGAGTGGTGTTTAACAACCTCATATCTCTATCTATCTTATTATATGCTATTATTACTATATCTATTCATTCTATTAAGCGTCCATTAACTTTTGCCCGCAAATTTTTCGGCTCGTTTAGTTGGTAAAAGTTTATCCAAATTGACTTCTGGAATACTAAAGACTTCCTGTAGTGTCATTGGTTCTTCTCTATTATATTCATTATATCCTTTAGGTTCTGTTAGTGTTTCAATTATTACTCTTACTTCCACTTCTCTTGTGAAAATATCTTCGTGCATCCAGATTTCTTTTAACACATAGTCAAAGTCAAACTTATCATTATGAAACACTACCTCATTATTTATTAAACTTCTTATATAACCATTCACATCTAACTCGGCTTTAATGTCTCTCATTTCCCACCATGGTATTTTGGTTCTTACTTGTATTTTCATTCTTCTCTTTCACCCACTTTGCACAACTTTCTCTCACAGGACATTTTACACACTCCAACACTTTCTTTTTCTTAGCTTTTTGTGCTTCTAGGTCTAACACCTGCACAAGACATAACCGTATCACTCTTTCACCCCACAATCTTTTCACGTTTCAACACCTCTTCTAAAACAGTAATAAAATCTTGCTGTGAAAATCTGCCTGTGTATATGTCACAATTCTTATTCTTGTATAAGTAATACAAAGGTCTTCCACTACTCTTATGGTGTATGTAATATTCTGTTCCCACAATCTGATACACTTCTACTTCATAAGTTCCGTCATTGTAGAAACTTCTTCCACCATAGTGTTTTGCTATATAGTACTTGTCATATTTTAACTCAAGACCTAAAGACTCTAAATACTTTCTTATCTTATTCACTTCTATTCACCTCCATAAATATTAAAAGGACGCACAACTTTCATGCACGTCCTCTTTTCTTATTCTTCTTTCTGTACACACGCTTGTTGTGATAACCACAGTAAGGACACTGAATGAACTCTTTGTCATCTTTCTTCACAATTCGTCCTCTGTGAAACTCATTTCCACATTGCTCACACATAATCACTGTTCTAGTCCTCCTTTTCAACATTTTCTCTCGAACTGCAAGTCAATCTTATATTCACCAGAGTAATACACTTCAATGTACTGACCCTCTTTAACAGCTTGCTCTGCATAATAGTCACCTCTATTTAAGTGAGATAACACTCTCTTAATAGTGGTACTTCTGCTTGCTCTTTCGTCAAAAGCAATATATCCTGTGTCAAGGTTAATTAAAGAGCAATAACCTTGTGTAGCTTCTTTTGCTTTCTCTGTGGTAACACCTCTGTTATACCTAAATGAAGTGACTAAATAAGCTCCAAGAACGTCTCCGAGTCTGTTTCTATGTATAACGAGACTACCATTAGTAAGACTGATTTTAGCTTCGTGGTCAATACCACATTTCTGATTGTTGATTGTTACATTCTGCATTACTGCTACCTCGCTTTCTGCGTTTATTTTATGGTTATATTATAAATGAGGACACTTGATTAGTCAAATGCCCTCACTATGTTAATCACACCACAGCACTATTCTATTTTCTGCTAAAGACTTCTTCACGTCTATAACATTCTGGTTACTACTTCCTCTCCACTTGAGTTGCAGGTCTCTAAGGTCTTTCTTGTACTCCCCATCTACAAGAACATCAACAAAGTTCATGACAATCTGCTTTCTCACATAAGGAAGTGTGCCCTCTTCATAATCTCTCATGATGGTCTCATAGGTGTACCCTGTGTACAACCAAATGGTCTTGTCTGGAAACTTCTCTTTAATCTCTACACAAAGGTTATGCACCTCTACAAGATTTGTGGCAAAGAAAGGGTCACCACCAGAGAATGTGATACCACTAATGTAATCTTTGCTCAATTCATTAAATAGTTCTTCTTTGTCTTCTTCTCTAAATGGAATACCACTTCTCTTATCCCATGTCTGTGGGTTCTGGCACTCTGGACAATGGTGTGTACAACCACTCAAAAAGAGTGTTACTCTCAATCCATCACCATTGTTCTGGTCATCTTTCTTAATGTCATGATAATGCAACATTTACTCTTTCCTCCATCTTCTAAATTCGTCTGTGTCTGGGTAATAAACTCCTATTGGAATTATAGGTGCTACTTGCAAATCAAAGCCTATGTAGCTTTCAACTTCACTGCCATTGTATAGGTCTTTGTATGTAACAGCACATTGTGTATAAGCAACCTCATCTTTAAGCAAATAAATGAGGTACACTTCATTAGTATTCATTAACCTATTATCTAAGTATGGGAGAAGACCTAAATAGGTCATTGTCTCTTCATCTTTCACAAGCATAACCTTGGTTCTGTGGTCTATAGATACATTCAGAAAATGTTCGGACTTGTGGAGTCCTTTGATAACTGCACTAAAGTCATTGTATATCTCATGCACCACTTCTCTATTGAGTCTTCTACCCACATACTTTTCTTGTACTTTATTCAATATTGCTGTCAATCTTTCTGGTTGCATTTTGGTCTCCTACATCATAAGGTCTTTTAATGTGAGGTGGTCAAGGTATTTCTTCAATTCACCTACTGCGAAATTATAATAGTAATGCAACATTGGCTCTGAAATATTGTCCGGCTTAATGTTTGCACCTAACAAACTCTTATGTCTCAAAGTCTTCAAGATATTCACATTGTAAGTGGTTGTAGTGTACTCCACTTCTTTCAAAGGTTCATCTGGATTAAAAGGTTTTACTTCTGGGTCAAGAACAGCAACCTTAAATACAGGTAACTCACTCACAGAATACCACTTGTCGGTCTTTAAGTGAATGTCCTCTAAATGGGTCTCGGAAAACAATCTGGACTCATCATGGTTCTTCATGTAAAGAGTGATTTTCTTCTGTCCGTCTTTCTCTCTGTAAAAGTAATCCATATCAATGTTATTCTCTAAAAGCAGGGTCATGATAGCAATACCACTAAAGTTACTTGACTGCACTGTCTGTGCTAAAATCTGGTGGGGCAATGGAAGCACCTGCACCGACATATCTCTGTAACTGTATCTCTTTAAATAACCTAATTTATATAATATATAATTAGATAAATATTTAATTCGTTCTCTAAGTGCCTTGCACCAGAGAACAGTAATCATCTTCACCTGCTTCAATCTTCTAAATCGAATTGGTCTTGTCATGTTATGAAACTTTGCTTTCTCACTCACAAGTGGTCACCTCTTTCTTAAGATTTACATTGACATTTACATTAGCACTGCCACTTCTTTCTTTTGGCACTTTAATGTCACACCAATGTTTTGCACTTAAATTGTGGTTTGGGTCTTTCATAATCTCCGAAATTGATACTGTACAACTCTGCATGATATTCACCTCTCTAAAATAAAATAATAGCTGACACTGTACATTTTAGCACACTGTCAGCTATTCATCAAATCACCTTAATTTACGACATTTCCATCATTTGGGTCATCAGTACTGTCTTTTCCCATGTCACCAAAAATCTTCTCAAGAATACCACCTCTTTGTGGATTAGACACTTGAGTGGTCATTTCTTGTGTACCATCTGCTCTCATGATTTTAGTCTGTCGAATAACTTCTTGGCTTCCTGTCTCATACATTCTTTGTAACTGTGCCATATAACCCCATGTCTGGTTCATCATGTTAGTTACATTAGGGTCTGGGAGACCTCCCTCCATGATTTCAGTAATCATACCTCTTTGTAATCTTTGCATTGAGAAGTCAGCTATACCTTGCATTGCTTGAATAATATCACTCATATCTCTGGTGTTAAAACGCTCAAACATTTTATTGTAGGCACAAGCATAACCTGCTTTATACTCTGGACACTTCTGTGCATTGATACAGCTATCACAAGCCATCTTAGGGTACTTAGCACTATATAATCTCTTAGGTTTTAACACTTGCTTCTGACCTTTGATAAATCGTCCTTGTGCGTCTCTGACAGGTTCAATACCCTCTTCTCTAAATATCTCATCATCAAGGTCTGAAATCTCTGGTGCATAACTTCCATCAACAGGTGCAGGAAGATATTTGAGCATAGTGTTTTGTAAATCCATTTCAGTCACATCTGTTGTCTCATATTCTTCGTCTGTAATATAGTCATCACGTTCTTTCACCATTCGGTCAAAATTTGTGCCAAGGACAAGAAGTTTATCATTCTTACCTAAAAGAACTTCGGTGTAGAAGTGTTTAAGGTCTGCAATTCTTTCCTCATCATCAGCTACAATTCTGTTCACCCACATATCATGAAGACTTTTGATAAGTTCTGGCTTATAAATGTCCTCAATGATTGGTTGGTACTCATCATCTTCCCAATTCATGAAAATGGTGAGGTCAATGATACAGTTAATAGCTGTCATCTTGTCCTCTGTGGAAATGTTAAAGGATTTTGCATAGTCCTCCCAATCTAGTTCATTACTTGCATTTTCAATCCACAGAATACTTGGGTATTTAATGGAGTCAAGGTCTGTTTCACTTCTCTCAACACTATCTGGTCTTAGCCAATACATACGAGATTTTAGCTTCTCCTGCACAAATTCTTCGGCTTCAATAAAAGCATGAACATTAACTCTTACCATTTCTTCTTTGTCTTCATCAAGGAGTTTTTGTTCATCAAATCCCTTTGCAACAACTTGTGGTAACATAGCACCTTTCCACTTATCTTTCTTGAGCCGAGACATTTTCTTTCCTGTCCAGAAATTGATTTCACCATACTGCAATCCAACAAGCCATGTAGTAGAGTCAACTGTGTAGAATGGTAACTTGGTTAAAAGTGCTGTCTGTGTCATTCCCATACCATGAACTAAACTCTTGTATTTTTCTGCAACTTTTAGTTTTTCAAAACACCACTTTAATGTATCAGAACTACCTCCTGTAACTAAAGATACTCCAACATAGGGGTATCTCTGACAATATTGTTCCCATGAAAGTTTTGGTGCTTCTTCATGGTATATGAAACACACAGGAATGCCTGTCTCTAACATAAAAGGTTCAAAGTATTTCTCATTCCAAATCTGGACTTGCTCACCACCAACAAGAATTTCAAGGTCAAGGTTAGCAATAGCAAATATTATATCACTATTTTTTCTAGCCCATTTAAGATAACCCTCAATGTGTTTCTCCCACTGCTCAATAGTGTAATCTTCATAGTTAATATCATTCATATATGTGTATGCACCAGAGTCAACAAAGAACTTTACTCCAATTTCTTTATATCTTTGAGTACTAAGGTGCTTTCTCTGTACATAGTGGTAAGAAATAAGAAAATTTCTAATACCCATGTCATACAGAATATTAAAATTCTTTTCATCTTCTACACCAGAAAACATCATACTAAAAGGTCTTTGTAAGTCCATAACTTCTCTAAGGTTAGAATACTTTGGCTTCTGTTGGTCTTCTTTGCTCTTATTTTGACTAAATAAGGACTTTTTCTTAATAGGTTGGGTGTTTGGCTGTTCTGCCACTTTATTCATCTTTTTCAGCTTCATAGCAGGTCACCTCACATTCTCTCTTTGAACTCTTTGTAAGAGTCTTCAAATCCCTTATTCACTCTTTTGTAATTTGTGTGAGTACTACAATTACTTTCAGCACCTCTACACTTTACACACTGATGTGTAGCTTCTACCTCTACAAAGATTGCGTGTGGTTCTAAAAGGTCATATAAGTACTCCCCAATCTCTTGTGTCAACTGCTCCTGCAACTGTGGCTTCTTGCTAAAATACTTCACTACTCTTGGCACTTTAGAAAGACCAATAACTTTATCACTAGGAACATATCCCACAGTAACTTTTCCAGAGAAAGGCAACCAATGGTGTTCACAGATAGAGTCAAACTCAATGTCTCTTATGATAACCATATCATTGTCATATTCATTTGGGAAAGTTTTCATGCGTGAATTTAATTCCTCAATGTTGTTATTATTTCTGTTGGCAAAAAGTTCATTACAGTACATCTTTGCCACTCTAAGAGGTGTTCCTTTATTACTCTCTGTAATAGGAATACCCAAAATTTTCATAATGGCTTCAATATGTTCTTTAATCTCTTCTACCTTGTTATCAATCATTGATAAATACCTCCTTGATTTCATTGTAATTAAGATTATACCTCAAAAAAAGCACTAGGTCAATCATGAGACTTTCCTAGTGCTTAAGATTAAAACTGCTCAAGGTGCTCCACACACTTGCACATTTCATCAAATTGTGGCTTCAAGTGTGGTGGTGTCCATGGTGAAGAAAAGCAGATAAAGATTAAATCGAACTCTCCTTGTACTTCATCAATATCTGTAGTTGTGGTATAAGGGAACTCTCCTGTCAATGCTTCTGTGTCACTGTCTTCTCTCATCACCCACTTAATATCTGCGTCTGGTTTAAGGTCTGCAAGGAAACGCAACCAATTACCACAGTCAAGGGTGTTACCACCTGTGATGTACATATCATGGTGAAAGTCAATATTGATAATCTCTAAATCCTCATCTGGCTTCACATTGTCAAAGAACTGTGCAATCTCTCTATGGCTGTCAGCAATTAAAATCTTCCCTGCTTGTCTGCTCTTTAAGAAGTCACACATCTTGTCGTAGTTTGCAATCACACCTAAGTCTCTGATATTGTCGTGGAAGTCATATCTACTGTTCCAGATAAATTGAGTCAAGGCAGGTGAGAAGTTATCATGACCATCTGGGAAACACATTACTCTTGTGTTCATGTCAGTGTCAATAAAGTAGTCAAAGTCAATACTTAGTATTCTCATTTTGTACCTCCAAATATTTAATTATGCAAGTATTATTATAGCACTTATATCTATAAAACACAAAACACCACAGATGACTAATCATCTGTGGTGCTTGCTACTTTTTGGAGTTAAGGTTTCAACTATCGTCCATTAGGTCTTACGTTGTTTACACGTCTCCCATTGATAGCTTCGATACGACCAAATACAGAAGTACCTGCTCTACGCATAACCTGACCCTCGGTCTCACCTGCTCTACGTCTAGCTCTAGGGTTCTGTCCTACAGTCTCACGACTACCACCCTCAGCGTATGCTTTCATCATGGCAATGTCCTCCTTTCATATTTTGCAAGAGTTCATAGAACACTAGGGAATATGAAAAAACCTATGTGTTAATCCAATTATCTTGCGTTAAGGATAATATACCATACATTGTTATGGTTTTCAAGAGGTTTTAATATAAAAATGAACATTTTTTACATTCTTCACCACACATTTTAGAATTACAGGTGGTTGTAATTTCATTTTTACCCTTTTTGATAAGATATTCTAAACTATGGTCTCTTATGTTTCCAACAGACAGTTGGTCATAGTTTTCACTAGACACTTCGGACGCACAACCTAGTAAATAACCATCTGGTGTTACAGTAACTTGATTTGCATATCTGCTACAACAGTCCTCAAGGAAAAGGACAAAATTATCTAACACATAGTAGTTAAAGGTAAAGTCCAATACATCTAACATGGAAGATATTTCATTATCTTCGCCTTCAAACAGAACACTTTCATATTCTATTCCGATATTGAATGAGAAATTCACATCAGTGAATTTCTTTGCAGTGTCTAACACCTGCTTGTAAACTTCAATCAAATTCTCTTTAGAGAGAAGAGGAAGAAATTCTGCATTACCTATACTTCTGATAGTCCTAATGTAGAAAGACTTTACACACGAATATCTCCAAACTAGATAAGATATAATACTTGACACCTTATCATAATTGTTGCTGTGCAGGTCAATAAATATTTCAACATCAATTCCTAATTTATCACATACAGTAAGTGCTTTATCTGTTACTCCTTGAACACTTCTAACTCCATTAGTCAGCATAACATCATCAACACTCAAATAAAACTTCTTTAACCCACATTCCTTTAACTCTTTTGCATACTTAGGAATGGTAATTCCATTAGTAACAATGTCAAAAGTGATAGAAAGATTATCTTCTTTTATCTTGTGTGCATACCACAGAATATCATCATTAAACATTGGCTCTTTCCCAGAGAAGTGAATGTTTGATACTCCTAACTTTTCAGCTTGGAGAATAACATTATATAATTCTTCTTTAGACAGTACAGGTGACTTAGTTTCTTCAAATCCATAGAAACAGTGTTTACACCTCAACTGACACAAATTGTTTATAAGAAGTCTTACTTCTTCAATTTTTTGATTAGCAAGAAGACTAATAAAAACAGGGTTATTATAGTCATAACCACTCTTAACTAATGCTTTATGATGATGGTCAACTTTCAGAATACCCTCAATATATTCAAGGTCTTGACAGTCGGCACACTTACCACAAGGCTTTCCATTTACAGGAGTATCACAACTAAAATAATCTCCAATTTCTACCCCACATTTGTTTGCAAAATAGATAAGGTTTTCTTTTTCAAAAGTGGAAAAAGGTCTTACCACCTCAATGTTAGTGAGTGGAATAGAGAAGCTGTTTATACCATCAAAGAACTTGTCACTTGTATCTGTATATCCATGACTATTTAGAGTAGCAAGATA